ACTGATAAACTTGATGAAATCAATGCAAAAATATCTGAGTGGGATAATACTTATGGTCAGAAGTAAGATGTACTAAATAATCCCATAGGAGATTAACTCCTATGGGGATATTTCTTGCAGCCTATTCTTTTTTATAGATATATATTATAGAGGTAGAATGATATATGTTATAATGTGATTAAAGAATAAGGAGGACAAATATCATGGAAAAACTAATTGAATCTTTAGCAGGATTGTGTATCGATTTAGCATATACAACCATCAAGCGTTTAGAGGATCGCTTTACAGTGGAATCCAATTATAATTATAATGACGGTTATTTTCAATATGACGTCTGTTACTATGATTATATGGATGCGGAAGTGGACTTAGATGGAAACATCTTATCAGCTTCACGTAGATATGGGCAAGAATTCTGGAACGGCGGAGGTGAGATGTCTGAAGAGAAATCTTACAAATTCGGCGATCCAGATTGGAGAGCTATTAATGATAAAGATGTAATGCAGATCGTATTCGATCGAGCAGACGAAATCTTAGCATTAAAACCTGGTGAGGAAATCGAAATCACTCGTGAAGAGTGTTCAGAATATCGTCGCCGTAATGAAACTAATGAGGAGGCATAATTATTATGGAACTAACTCAATATATAAATGGGTACGACCCAGTAATGTTGAAAAATGCATTATTTTGCTATAGAAATAAGGTGGAAATGTATAATTTTCCAGTACCCGATGATGTACGGATAATTGATATAAAAACAGACCTTAGATCTCTTTTTAGGCTAGAATATTTATTAAATAAACCTTTTGATAAAATTACTCTAAAAGATATTCTATTATGCTCATGTATAGTAAAGACTACTATGATCATAAAGAATATCTATTTTAGATACTTCAATATGGATCTAGTTAATGAAATATATTATTGGTCTAATAAAAGTGCAGTAGAAATAATGAATAACTTCAAATGTACGGAGACTAAAGCTAATAGTCTAGCAAATTTTAATTTTGATAACTCAAAGTATCTTAATAGATATGACCCGGATAAATTTACTATATACATATCTAAAAATAATGTAGATACACGTCCAGAGATATCTTTAGATTTTAACATAGAGTGTATAAAGATACTTGGCACATCAAATGATCCAATCGAAGATCTTAAATTATTCTATGCTAAAAATAAAGTTAGGTTTACAGCACCTACTATTAAGAAAATCAAGAAAGCTATTAAGAGGAAAAAATTTTATAAAAATTACATAAATGAAATTAATTCTTTTATATATACAGGTAAAATTACTTGTGGAAAAAATAAGTACAGTTTTACGACTGCATCGGATGATTTTATATATATGTATTATCCTCTCAGATTAGCTTATAGAGATGATATCCCAGGAAGAAAGTGGGATAAGGAGTTAGGAGTAGTGAAAACAGATGGCAAATAAAGAATATAGATTTAATCATATACCAGAAGTAGTGTTACGCAATATTAGATTTATTCGTGAGAATAATATCGATATCGGTACTGGGGATGACGTCCTAGAATGTATGATGGATATCAATCCAATTGTACGTACTAAAATCTATGATGATTATGAATTTGCTAAAGATGTAGCAGAACGTAGATTCGGTAGTACTATTGAAAAATTAGATCTAAGAACAGTTCTTCAAAAATGTATTACTAGACCATATAATTCAATATTGAATAATATCTTCTTCAGATATTTCAATAGCGAATTGATTGATGATCTATTTAAACTAGGTCAATCTACTAAGGTATTAGATTTGGCAATTGAATATGAATGCGAATACTATACCGTAAACGCAGCTAAGACTAATATTAGAAGATACAATACCGATGCATACTATAACAAGTTTGCAGCAGATTCTAATATCATTAGTTCTCATAGAATCTTACATGATCCACAAGTTAATGCGGTAAAATCTGCAGAGTTTACATATGATCTATTGATGGCTTCAAGAGCTGAAGAATTTAATCCAGAAATCGTAAGAGAAATCTTCGTCAAATATGGATTGAAACCAAACTCTTCTAGAAATCTTTATAATAGAATCAATGATAATCTTAATCTATTTTATTATATTGAAGATTACTTAGATGAATATAGAGAAGAAGGAAGATTTATCTATGGTACTAGAGAGTATAAAATCTTTAAAGACCTTAGAAGTCTACCGCTTATGGTAGTTTTGACACAGTTAACCAGAAAGAATGAATCTGGTTATATTTTAAATTCCAATCTTGAATTGGTGAAAGGATAAGAAAAATGATTACAACTAAAATTATGAACGACGTGAAAGCTACATTCGAACGTACAGGATACGATCTTGAATTGACTTATAAACAATTTAAAGATCAATTAACTCCAAATGAAATCTATGACATCTGTATAAATAAAGCAGAGCCAAAAAATGAACTACCTAAGGAAGATTTAAATGGCAATCGTTTAAATCCATTCTTAATTTCTAATGATGGAGAAACTGCTAGACCAAATCCAGACTTTAATCCATCTAGGAATATTATTGATACTACTAATGACAATGAAGTAGAAGATGATAAAAAATATGATATTGTCGACGGTACTATTGAAGAAAATGCAGTAGATACTGTAGTGGTACCAAAACCTACATATTTAAGACAACCAATGGTTTATACCGTAAAGAATGATACGTTAAATTACGAATCAGTTGGTTTTGCTATCGGATTTAAGAATGCCAATGCAGATGATTTACTATCAATGGCTAATGGTAATTCTTTACGATTGATCCCTGCATTACAATGGCTTTATAGTCAAACTAATGAAGAAGGATTACGCAATCGTATCAAAGAACTTACATTAGAAGTTATTTTCAACTGATAATTTAACAACGTATTAAAAATAGGAGGATATTATCATGGTTAAAGAATTCGCAAGTTTTGTAGGTAAAGCAGCATTTGAACTTAGTAAAGAAACTGGTGCATCTATTGCAACTATCTTAGGCGGTGTAGCTGTAGTAACTGGTGCAGTATGTACTGGTATTGCTCAAATTATTGAAGCAAAAAATAAACATAAGAAAGAAGACGAAGAAAAATAATGGATATCGGCAGCAAACTAAAATCACTAATTCCTAATAGCCAGTTTGCTGCTGGTAAAAAGGAATTAGTGTTAAGATGTCCATATTGTGGGCACACATCTTCCGCTGGGAAGAAACACATGTATATAGGCTTATCTCCGGATAAGCCTTACATGTTTAACTGCTTTAAATGTGAAGCAGGTGGATTAGTCAATAGAACTTTCCTTAATCTTTTAAATATTAGAGATGAGGAACTTATTCAATCTATTGATATTCATAATAAAGAGATGAGATTAAGTAGAAGTAATTCTTATTCATCTAATCGTATCCGAGAACCTCAAGTAGCATATGATGCATTTGAGGTAAACTATGATGTATACCCTGATAAGGTTAATTATATTAATGATCGTCTTGGTACTAACTTATCAGTATCAGAGATGATGAATATGAAGATTATCTTCGATTTTTCTTTTTTTAAACGACAGATTATGAGGTATCTGGGAGCTACAGAATCTGATTTTCAACGAATTCAAAGGGACTATGTAGGATTCCTCTCAGTTAATAATACATCACTCTCTATGCGTTGTATTAGAGAAGTAGATGATAAATATAGATATCTAATCTGTAAACTAGATGATAGAGATATTTATAATAAAGCTTTCTGTATACCATCTTCTATTCCATATACATCTGATAGAATTATGGTACATATTACAGAAGGGCAGTTTGATATCATATCTGTATATAATAATATCACCAATAGAGCTACAGGAATATATTTTGCAGCAGCTGGTAATAAATACTCAGCTGTATTAAAGTATATCTTATCTAAAGGTATAATGTATATGGATATTCATCTATACTTCGATAATGATTCTGCTGGTGAGATAGCTAGAAGACAAATAGAATACTTTATAAAGAATAATATAGCTTTCTTTAGAGGATCTAGAGTCTTCTCTCATGTAAACCAAAAGAAAAAAGATTTCGGAGTACCATTATCTGATATACAAGATTTTTGTACACAGATACTATAGCGATATGGACTTAAAGTCCATATCGCTTTATTTTTTTGTCTTAAACATCACATTAATAAAGGAGGTCAGCTATGGGTAAATTCCTTGACACTACATATACGGCTACTATAAACTCTATATTAAAGTCTAAAGTAGATAGATTAGATAATACGTTTTATACATTTACAGATAAGGCTCCTAATACTTGCACATATTATAATCTTAATACTAGTGAAAGTACATTAGATGAGTCTACAAATACTGCTTATAGTTACACTGATGGAGATTCTCCATTACGTTATAATAGAATTAAAGATACAGTTATATTTGGTCTTGATAGAATTCAAGTTCAAATGGAAGCTGGTGACTTTGGTCTTGAATCTGATACAATTGAAGGCGATGCTTATATTGTACCTAACGCATTCAAACCATATCCACAAGATTATTTTATAATTAATCATATTAACGAAGAATATCTTTTTAAAGTTACAAATGTATCTTTAGATACACTACCCACTGGGGCAAATATGTATAAGCTTTCTTATCGTCTAAGCTCCCATGATGGTGATAGTACAGATATCGATTCATTAGTTGTAGAATCCTATACAATGGATACAACTAATATTGGTACAAATCTATCTATGGTAATCAAAGATGATGATTATGCTTATATTAATAGATTAGAGAATATCTGTCAAGATATGATAGCTTACTATAGAAGCCTCTTCTATAGTAATAAAACTCAGACTTTTATTTTTTCTTATGATGATCATAACTTCTATGATAGTTATATGATTGAATTCATTAAGCGTTATGATATCATGAATACAAGTGACTTAGATTATCTACACGTAGCACATCAATTAACTCCTAGAGCTACATTTGCTTTAGATTATTCTAAATCTTTCTTCCATTCACTAGAAAGAAAAGATATTGGTACTATATGTAATCCACCTTGTTATGGTATGATGGTAGAAGATAAGACATCTATCCTATATTATAGCTTAGAGGAGTACTATTATATCTTCCATGATTATAAGATGGGCGATTATTGGCAAGTACCTTCATTTGATGATGATACTGTCATGCGTATTAGAGATAATGAACGATATGAGACTGATGATCTAAATTACTTCAAGAATATTATCATTGACTACTTCAATAATAACGTAAATAAATTAAACAGATATGAAGAATTCTTACTTAAGTCATTAGAAGACTTCAACTATACTATCCCTCAACATGATATATTTTACTACGTTCCTGTGATTATTTATATCTTAGAGCGTCAAGTTAAAACTATATTAAAAAATGTATCACGTTAACATATCAGTAATCTTAATGGAGGTACTGCAATGAACAGTGAACTCGATCAATATTTTAAAGAGCAAATTGATGAGAAAGATGCATTTGACGTAATGGTTGATGAAAATGCTTTCTTAGACTCTTTAATTGCTAAAAGAGATATCATTGACGCTATTGAAAATGGCGACGATGATGATGAAATTATGGATGATGAAGATATTAGCTTATCTGCATTAACCGATGATGACTTAGATGATCTAGCAGATGATAATGATGATTATATTGACTCTGCTATAGATTAATATTTTAAGGAGGATTATAATGGCTGAAGATAAAACTATCCATCAAGAGTTAGATGATGCTGCTACTACAGTCGAAGACGTTGTAGCTGACTCCACTGCTAATGATAATGATATGGATAATACAATTGACAGTATTGTAGATGCTATGGATGAAATCGAATTAGATGATGACGATGACAATACTGATATCGACTCCGTAGCTGAATTGGAAGATGAAGAAATCGATATTGAAGCTGACGATGAAGATGAAGCAGCTGAACTTGAATTGCTTTCTGATATTGACCGTGCTCATGACAATGATAGCAAAGAACTTGCGGCTGAAATCGAAGATAATGTAGATTTGAAAGAAGCTTATGAGCTTATTGATGATGATTTAATCGTTTCTATCCAGGAGGCATATGATGAGCAATTTGAAGACTAAACTAGTTAGTGTTGAATGTCGTCGTCCAATTCGTTTACGTAACAAATTTGTACGTGCGGTATACCGTGAAGTTTTAACTGTAGATGAAATCGCTGATTGTATTGCACAACAAGCAACAGTTCGTGAAATTCTTCCTACTGGTGATACAGTAATCTTAGACTTCACTAACTATAATACAGACGTTATTCCTTCTATCTCTGAAGAAGAGGCTGCTAAAGCACAAGCTAAAGCAACTGCTAAGAAGGATGCTGAATCTAAGAAAAAAGAAAAAGAAGTAGCTCCTAAAGTTGAAGAAGAACAACCAACAGCTGCTCCTGTAAAAGAAGAAGAAATTGTTGAAAATGCTGAAGAAAAAGTTTCTGAAGCTAAAAAAGCAACAAAAGAAAAAAAATAAGACATTTATATCTCCCATAGGATCTTTGAATCCTATGGGAGATATTCCATTATGCTTTTCTTTTTTTACCATATATACGAATATGGATAAATCTATATAGGTGATGAGCATATCTTCCTAAAAGGAAAATACTAGCCAACTTGACGAAGTTACCAAATACCATTACTGTAGTAGCAGTATTAATATTTTGGGTAGTATTCAAGGTTAACCAATATGCCCATCTAACCATGAAGTGCGGGTCAACTATTGACCCTAATATAATTACCAATGTAAGTAATAATACTGTATAGTATATTACTACAGTTGGTAGAAACTGAGATTCTAATTTTTTAATCTCTTTAAATGTGAATAACATGATATAACCTCCTTTTCTAATAACTATATCATATCGTAGTTATAATATATCATTATATATATATATTCAGTATATCATTAGAGGTATTTATGAAAATTTATTATCAAATGTCTACTAGGAACACTAGCTTTATAAAGATGCATCAGTATCTAAAAGCTATTGGGATAAAGAATAATAAATTTATGCTTGCACTGCTAGATCCAGATCTTGCTGGTATTGACCCACATGATCCTAACCTTAATGCTTATTATAAAAGTAAAGTTTTAGCTGAATGTATGGTAAACTTCTGGTATTTTGCCAGGGAAGTAGCACGTGTACCAGACCAAGGTGGTAGTGGTAAAGGTATTCCATTAGAACTACACCGTGGTAATATGGCATTATTCTTCTGCTCAATTTATAATATGAATATATTCTTTGAGCTTCCTCGTCAGCAAGGTAAAACATTATCTGCAGATGTTAGATATTTACACTTATTTAACTTTGGTACATCTAACTCTACTATTGCATTTATGCATAAAGCATTAGATGGTTCTAAAGATAACTTACAAACTCTTAAAAACTTACGTGAGTGTTTACCTCCGTATTTACGTATGGATCAAACATTCTCTCGTGATGGTAAGAATGCTAAAGTATCAGATACAGTATTGAGACTTGAGCATGCAGTTAATAGAAATAAGATTATCACAGTAGCATCTGCTCGTAATAAGACAGCTGCACAAAATACATTACGTGGTAAATCTATTCCTTTATTGTGGGGTGACGAATGGGGATTTGCACCATATAATGAAATCATTTATCTTAACACAGTTCCTGCATTTAAGAGAGCTGCCGATAATGCTAGAGCAAATGGTGCACCTTATGGTATGCTATTTACTACAACCCCAGGATTCTTAACAACCACTGAAGGTGTCTTCGCTTACCAAATGAAAGAAGATGCTGTTCCATTTGCTGAAACTTGGTATGATAAATCATATCAACAGATAATGGATATAATGGAATCTAATACTAAATCTACCTTTGTATATATTAAGTTTAGTTATTCTCAACTTGGTAGAACTGAAGATTGGTTTAGAGAAATCTGTAGAACTATGAATAACCGTTGGGAAGACATTCGTCGTGAAGTACTTCTTGAATGGTCTCAAGGTTCTGAAAACTCCCCATTTACTTTAGATGAATTAGAAACAGTATCTCGTTTAACTAAAGATCCTGATAATATCATTGAAGTATTAGGTGGTAAATTCCAAGTCAAATTATTTGGTAAGATTGACTATGGTAGAAATGGTAAACCTATAGATCCTCCAATAATGGGGGTTGACGTATCTGGTGGTTATAGACGAGACAGTTCTGCTATTACTATTATTGATAGTAAGACTACTAAAGTTATTGGTACGTTTAAATGTAACTATATTAGTCAAATTGAATTGGCTAAGATTATAGTTGAATTGACACAAAAGTATATGCCTAATGTAGTAATCAACGTCGAACGAAATGGTGTAAGAACGCACTGCATAGATAGAAATGTCTATGTATCAACAGGGTTAAATGCTTTGACTTATGGGAGTAAAGTTATCTCCCACGTTTAGCAGCGAAAGCTTCTTAATAAGAAGACACGTTCAACGATCATCTCCTGACGGGAGAGTAGAACCGCAAGCGATTGGCGGAAGAAAAATTCTGGTCTCAGCAAGTAATGTTGGAGAATGACAAATGATCTAATCACGTCCTGTAATGGGAGTGGATGCGAAAAAACGCACGGGTATAGAGTAGCGTCTATATCTAAATACTAATGGGTTCGGGGCATCGGTTATTTCATTACTTAGAAAAGCAGGTATCACTAAGAACTTATACTTCGAGCATAAAGAAAAAATACTTGAAGAACGTTTTGAAGGTCCTGGGGCAATTAAGAAGACTAAGGCTTTAGTTAAAGTATTTGGTCTTGATTCAACTAAAAATATACGTGAGCTCTTAATGGAAATCTTAAGAGAACGTATGGAT